TTGGGTCATCAACAACACGTCTCCATCGTACTCAGGACGATCAACCCTCACCCCCCAACGCAGTAGATCGCGCAAGACCTTGTAGCTGGAGGCGTTGTACCAGTCCTCGTTGAACTCTGGCCTGACAATGTCAAGACGTTCCAGCACTGTGTAAACGAGGTGGATGCAGTCGATTTCGCCGTCGCTGCCGTCAGCGCCAAGCCTGTATCGCAATCCAACCAGATCAGCGCAGTCGGACATTGGCCGAGGTTGGGATGTTGCCGATCAGTGATTGCGTCAGCCGGCGCAACGGTACGTCCGAGCCAACGGCGTCCAAAATCGTGTTAAGGCTCAGCGTCAGGCTGGTTTCGTCCCATTGGCCGGCTGCCACTTCGCCGTTGTATTGGTGCATCAAAGTGCCGACGCTGGTGTCCTCTGGATCCAGCGCCATGACGTAGACGCGGGCGAGCCAGCGCTGTTGCACTGCATTCAATGCCCAGGCCCTGGTCAACTCATTGTTTGGGAAGACCAGGGTTGCTTCGGTGTTGTCGCCACTGCGGTTGACGGTCACGCCGCTGAAGCCGTAAGGCACAAAGGTGTACTCGTCGCCTTGGAAGGTGGAGGTGGATTGGATGAAAAAGTTTTGGAAATAGAAGCTGGACGTTCCTTTTTGATTTTGAAGTCGCAGGTAGTTGCCGAGTGCGATGTCCATCAGATTCCAAGCCTCCGGCGGGTAGTGACTGATTGCTGCAGGCGGCGTAATGCCAGCTGCTGGCCCCGTTCAGCACCTTGGCTGGCAGCCTGCTGTAGGCCAGCCTGAAACTCTTGGTTGGTGACGTAATCCACGTTGTTGATGCGTTCGACGTTGTAGCGGACATCGATGGCAGCTGGTGCCATTGTCGCCATGCCGCCGCCGGATGTCTCGTCGCCGCCGGAAAGAACAGCGTTGCCGCGTGCTCCAGCCGCATAACGATTCATCGCCGACTTCATCTTGCTGGCCGGAATAACGTATTCCGACTCGCCGGCCTCGCCGATAAGTGCTCGGGTGGGACTAGTGACAAAGCCGCCCTCTGCAAAAACACCGTTTTTAAATAGAGGCGTAGGAGCTAAAGCTCCGGTTCCTTCAAGACCGGGCAAAGTCAACCCGCTAACTCCAAATTTAGGACCGAGTAAAGGACTCAATAGGGATTGAAGAATATTTATAGCTTGAAGTTTTAAAGCTTCTGCCGCAATGCGACCCGCTGCATTAACAAAATAGTCACCTAAGTTTTTAAAGAAGTTAGCTAACCCTTGACGAGCGGAGACAGCCCCAGTAATAATGCGGGTAAAAGATTGTTCAAAAGCGTCACCTATAGCTGTTGCAGCATTGATAATATTTTGTGCAGGATCAACTAAATTTTTAAGATTTTCTTGTGTTTCTTTTATTGCATCGGGAAGTTTTAGATCAAAAATATCCCTTAAACCTGTATCTTCCCAAGAAACACCTCCTCTTAGGTCATCGAGCGTGTTTGTAATGGTTTCGTTTATATCGCGGGCAAGTTCTTTTAAGTCATCATCGCGTTGCAGCTGTGCGTCTTTAATGCGTACAATTTGCAGAGCACGTATTACAGCTTTTTCAGATTCAAAATTAGCTCTAAGTAAAGCTTTTTCTGTATCTCTGTTTATGTCTGCTATTTGTTTTTCGTAGGTAATTTTAATCGCTAGTTCTTTATTACCTTCAAACAAAGCATCACGTATTTTGTCATTTGCGGCAGCTATTGCTTTAAAAGCTTCTAGGTCGGCCCTAAGTTGTGCTGTGCGGTCTGCAGGGCCTTTAGGACCTTTAGGCTGTGCCTCAAGTTCGAGCTGTTCGGCCCTAGTTTGTAATGCCGTGTCTAATTGATTTTGTAAAGCTTTTTGACTTGCAGCACCTATAGTTTTTGCTTGCTCAATAATTTGAGCTGCTGTTCCACTTAAACCTATTTGCTCCCCCAAACTTTTTACCTGAGACGGAATAGCGCCTTTACCCTGTCTACGCGCTGCCGTACTGAGAATTTGTTGTGCGACCGCTTCTCTGCCTGTAAGTCCCGTTCGGGTTTTAAAACCTTCGACTAAATTACCTCTTTCTAGTCCGCTTGCTATACGCGAGAGCAGCGGACCAACAAGCCTACTAATGTTCTCTAAAACACGGGTAAAGATAATACTTAATTGATTGCCAAGTTTTTGGGCATCTTCTCCGAATTTTTTGAGTGCTTTAACTCCGTCTGTTCCAATTCGCGAAGCTAGTACGCGCGTAGCGGCTTCAGCGGCTTCAGTTCTAGTAGCATATTGTTCAATAGTCTTTAAATATTCTTGTGTTTTTGTTCCGGCTACTCCCGAGGCTTCTGCAATTTTATCAACATTTAAAGTTAGAGGGTTTAAAGCTGATCCTAGTTCGCCTGCTGCAGTAGCTAATTTATCAAATTGTTGTCCAAGTGCGCTAAAAGCAATTTCAGCTGCAAACTTGCCTGGACCCGGTACTAAACCACCCAAAGCGCCACCAATAACAGCGCCAGGTCCTCCTCCAAATAACAAAGGAAAGCCTGCGCCAAGGGCTACTCCTGAAATCTGCTCTCTACGGCGTTTACGTTGAGCTGTGAGAAATGCTGGACTGCCTGGAATGTTTTCGGCACCACCTATAGGGCTAAATCTACCGGCTAACAAGGCGGACTGTTTACTTATCTCTAGCTCGCGTTCTGCAAGACGTACAGATCGCGTTCTACTATCAATTTCATCTTGTATTAATTTATTTTGTCTATCTCTTGCAGCGTTTGATTCGCCTAAAGCGGTAACATACTGGCGAACTGCGTCACGTTCTGTAATAGTGCCTGCGTTTACTGCGTTTAAATTACGTGCAGCTGCTTGAAGATTTTTATTGTAGGTATCTATGCTTTGGGCTGCGCCACCAAGACCTTTATTTACTCCGGTAATACCTTGAGATAAAAGATCTACCTCTCTGCGGAAAAATTGTAAATCGCGTAAACCCTTTACGCCAATTTCAATATCAGCTCTGTAACCGGCCACGGTTTTCTAGATACAGTCTGTGCTTCAGTTTAAGGCGTAAAAAGCCGCCGGGTTAGCGGCGGCGTTTGGCTTTTTCCATTGCCTTTTCTTGGTCCTCGTTCAGGATCTGGAAGTATGCGCTCCAGCCGATCAGCTCTTCGACGGTCATCTTGGTGCGAACTTCGCTAAGGGTTAGTCCCAGCTCTTTGGCGACTCCGAATTGGAGTAGGAGCCAGTTGTCCTTGCGAAGCTGCGCACTCAGGATTTTGGGTCGATTGGCTCTTGGTTATCGTTGATAACTGCCAGCATGAGACCCTGAAGGTCTTTGTCTCGAACTTCGTTTTTCAGCACGTCGATTTCCCCAGGGCTAAAAAGCTTGTTACCTAGTTCGTCCGTTGCTTTTTCGATCAAAAGCTGGAGTGCAAAGGCGTTGGCGTCGTCAGATTTTGCGTTCTTTTGGGCGCGTTCGCGTTGACCTGCAGTGAGAGGGCTAGACCAGAATTCAAAAATGGTGCCGTCAGAAAGCAGCACTTGCTTTTTTGTAGGTTCCAGATTGGCTGCCTTGCGGAGGCGGTCAATCGGACGCTCTGGAATAGAGGCGGGCATTTAATCCTGATAGTCTCGCTCTAATGTAGCGCATTAGAAATAAAAAGCCCCAGTCGAAACCGGGGCGGGTGTACTTGCTCCAGCAAATTATCAGCTGGTGGCGAAGTCGAAGGTGGGGGTGCCAGCGGGACGGAAGTTGACCGTTACGGATTGGGCGTCGTCGGGGTTGACGTTCATGCTGGCCGAGGTGATCACCGCGTCGAAAGCGATCGAACGGCTCAGCGTATCGTCCAGGGTGCCGCCGCTGAACACGCGATCGGTGTACAGCTTGAAGGCAGCACCAGTCTGTTGACGCTGGAGCACGTCTTCGATCAGACGGTTGGAGAGCGAAAGCTCTTCGTTCGTCATGTACGCAGTGGCGGTGCCGCTGCCGTCGCCGAAGCCGGAGATGTAGTTACGGAAGGGGACGTACTGACCAGGGGTTTGGCCGATGGTCGTTACGTCAATTTCGGCCCGGCTGATTTCGAAACTCCAGTCGCGAACTTGGCCGACAACGGCGAAGTCGGCGTAGGCCACTTGGAACTCGTTGGGGGTGACGGCGGTGCCATCGTCGGTGATGGTGATGGTCGAACCACCAGCGGTAGCGGAAACCTGCAGCACGCCGGTTGCGGGTGCATAGGCAATCACGTAATAGGTCGTGCCTGCGGTGATGCCTGCGGGGAGGGTGCCAGTGCCGGAGCCGCCGGTCTGGCTGTTGATCACGCTGAACTTGACGGGATCACCTACCTTGAAATTCAGGTAGGGGGCGACGGTGATCTCGTCACTGCCGACGTTCACGTTGGATTCACCGAACGATCCGGTTGTTCCAGCGGGCTTGTAGTAGAGGGCGCCGGACGTGCCGGACAGTACGGTAGTTGCCATTGGCTTGCCAAGATGGACGTTTGGGCGGGCACTGCCCGGCTTATTACAGGTTAGCGCCAGTCTTTACCTTTATTACGAAAGCACAGTTGCAACGTAAGACGTTTCAATCCTTCCAACAAAATGCGGAGCTTCCTCCGTCGCTGAAAATGTAGGTCCATTGATTTCACCAACCTTAAAGTACACGCCCGAGGTGCTCTTGGTGGAATTGTTGAGTGTCTCGAGCACATTTACGGCGGTGTTTAAAAGGGTTTGGTTTCGGGCTGGACCACGCCCCTTTTCTGTAAAAATGCGGATAACAACTGCGCCCCTCGCGTTATCAACGCTAGACGTAAGCGTGGGCTCGTTGGTAATGCCGAAAGTAACATTGACGCGAACGTATTCAGTGGTGGTGTTAGGTGGCGTGGCAGTAATGTTGTCAAAATAGACTGGGACTGCTGGGGATAGGTTGTTAAATGCGGTCAGCAGGGGGCCTTCGACTGCAGCGCGGATAGCTTGGTAGTTCATAGTCGAATCCTGCCTAGCTCTGCGTCAAGCTCTACTTTAATTCGCCGATCTATTTGGCCTCCACGCAAATAGGTTGTGTACCAGTCGAGTGGGGCGGTACTTCTGTTGGGGCCTTCGTCGTCTCCAATAAGGTCGCCCCTGTAGCCGCTTACGCGAGTGCCTCTTTCGTATTCTTTGATTGGGTCTGTGCCGGGGTCTATGTAATTACTTTCGACTAAATCTCTTGCTACGTCGGCGTAACTTGAGAAGTTGGATATAACGTATTTGTTTTCGTCAAAGGCAAAGCCTCTGCCGCTAAGTAGGGGCGCTGGAATTCTGCGAGGTAGGCCAGGTGCTCCAGTGCCGGCAGTTCTGCGGCCGTCGCTTGTGCTTATTTCCCAAGAATTTGAAAACTTACCTGACCAAACCGGACCAGCTTCTTGTAGATCGACGACAATTTCTTCTGCTGCTCTTGCAGGGCCGCGACTAAATGCTGCAACTGCAATTCGGTCTAAATTCTCGCCTAAACGATCCAATTCGTTTAGTAGTTTTCGGTTTCTAGCCATTATTGGGGCCTCACGATTAGGGAGTGGTAGACCGGGTTGTCGCCACGATAGGTCGTGATTGAGATGATTTTTGCCTCGCGGGTGGCCCCGTCTTGGGTGTATTTGATGCGGTCAGC